GTCAAAACAAGCTTCGTGACGAGTTTCGGTGATGACCTGATTCGCACCGCGCCGGACTTGGCCAACGCGATCGACGAGACCGTGAAGCGCGTCAGGAAAAAGCAACGCAGGCATCCGCCGAAATACTCGTATCCGCGTGAACTGCTTACCGTGAGCAGGCTCGGGAAGATTAGCAAGCAGGTCGAGTTCCGTGTCAAGGCTTCGGACGTGGCGTTCGTGCATAGGCTCGCTTCGCAGAAGGCCGTGAAGAAGGGCATCTTCGGCGGCGGCTATCTGATGAGCGAAGCTAAGGCCGCGGAACTGAAGGCCGCGGAACTGAAGGCCGCGGAGGATGTGACGGTATGGCCGCTCAGCGAAAACGAGAAGCGGATCATCGAAAACCTCGCATGAAAAATTCACGCACTCGGAGCCATCCTAGTAAAATAGGGTGGCTCTAGCATTACAATGACCTTTATGAAGATTCCAGACGATTATGCTAGCCTTAAAGAGGAGGAATAATGGTGCAAGATTTGAGCATATACGCCATCAAAGACAGTATGGCGGATTACACGTTGACGCTTGGTAATCTGATCGACAGAGGGTTTAATACGGATGAAAAACTGCATTTGAGTTCGCAATATTATCCGATTTTCGACGAAAACTATAGGGCGAAATTGAACGATAAAATCGTGGCACACTACGCATTGCGTGAAATCGGTTCGGAAACGCCGCAAATGTTCGTCTTTTATTTGGGGCGTACCATGCGGGAGCAGATGGACTATTTCAACCAGCTCTATCTGTCCGCGCAACGCAAGTTCGATCCGTTCATCACGTCCGACATTCGACAGGAAATGGACTCGACCAGTACGAACGAGTCGAGCGGCAAATCTACAGGGGAACAGTCCAATACATCCACCGCCAACAGCACGTCCGACACCACCGCCGACAATTCCAGCATGACGTTCAACAGCGAGTTCCCGCAGACCCGTATCGACGATTTTCGCAAGTACGCCACCACCGCAAGTCAGACGGACTCGACCGGCAACACGCATACGGCAACCCAGCAGGACAGTACGGCCACCGCGTCCAGTACCAGTAACACGGATTACGCGCACTCGTCGGACAAGGGCAATTCCACGTCGCATACGCTCGGCACCAGCGGATCCCAGTCCCAGCTCCTGCAGGACTGGCGCAACACCATGCTCAATATTGACATGATGGTAATCAACTCGCTCGAAGACCTCTTTTTAGGTATGTGGGGCAGTGGCGACAACATGACCAACGTGCCGCAACTGTACAGCACCTCGTTGGCCTACAATCTCGGCCATTAGAGTATACTTGACTTGAGACAGATTGGAGGATATATGGACGGAATCAACACGTGCGCCGCCCCCTTGGATATCGACCCGCGGCAACGGTATTTCACCACCGTGCAACCGTTCTCATACCGAGACACGTTGACCGTATTAGGATACGTGCAGAAGGTGGCCGACCATCTCGACCAGCTCAGGGAACAGCTTGATAATCTCGCCAAAGACGAGAACGCGGACGTCGAAGCCATCAAACAGCTGATAGCCGGTTTCAACGAGCAATTCGAGCACATCAATGAAACCCTGGACGACTTGGAAAGGCAGGTCGGACAATATGAAGACTCCGATTTGACCTATAATCCGACGCGTGGAAAGTACGAAGACTCGAAAAACACGAACCGTGACATGTACCGCGAACTGGCAGTATTCGGCGCGCGGGTTAATCAGATGGCTACCGTAACCACGGCTCAGGCGGCACAGCATGACTGCATCACTTGGGCGGTGTTAGGCAACCGTGAGATTTTCGGCAACGAAGAACCGCGGGTAACGCCCCGACCTCAGAATCAGCCGCCGACACCGCCACCGACACCGAAATCACCGGAAAAAGGATATATCCCAGTCGACAGGGCCACATCACCGGGGACCCAAGAGACATATTTCATCGTCCACGAAAAGAAGGGGGAATGATGGACATCAAAAAAACGATAAGCTCGACAACCGTTAAGGGGTCGAAAGATTCCGAAGGCCGCGACTTCAGAACCCAGCTTAATATCGCGCTCTATGAAGTATGCTCTCAAGCGGGTTTCGACGTGCACAAGGATGCGGACAACAAGAACGTGACGGCGACACTACCTTGAGGGACGTGCCGAATATCCTGGTCCCATTGTATTTCTCCTATGCCGCCACCGGGACATTGAAGGGGCTTGCTTTGCCGTTTTATTTTTCCATGAGCCTAGGGCGCACCCCAGCCGGGACGATAGTCACGGACGGGGTGACCGATTTTTATTCTTGCGGGAACTGCATCTACATCAGAGAAAGAGAAAATCATGAATGAAAATGACGAAAACAGCGACATGTACGGGCACACCACAACCTACGGACTACCTCTCTACACCGACGATACCCCGTCCGATCTGCGCGACGGATATAATCGGGCAATGGTGATGATCGACCGACTCATACACCAGCTCGAAACCCTCATCCGCGAAACCAAAGGAGCCAACCAATGAGCACCATCTACGACAAAACCGACAATTATGCTCTCAACCTCTACGGGGATAGTGACCCCGCAGATTTGAGGGACGGATATAACGGGTCCATGCGCACTATCGACACGACTCTCGAAACTCACCTCAATCGCATCGAGGGTGTGGAGTCGCGAGAAACGCATGATGAGGAAGTGGTCAAGGCGCTGCTTGGTGATAACACGGTGGACAATGCCGCCGCAAGTAAGACCAAGTGGGATAAGGCCGGTACCGACGCCACAGCCGCCGCCGCAGCGGCCACCGCCGCCGCAGGTAAGGCAGACAACAACAGCTCCATTCTCGCCGCGCTCGGCGCGGACACCGCCGCGCACGCCACCGACGCGAAAACCAAGTGGGATAAAGCAGGAGTGGACGCCACCACCGCGATCGGCAAAGCCGACTCGAACAAAACCATCCTCACCGCGCTAGGGGCCGACACCACCGCGCATGCCACCGCAAATAAAACAAAATGGGATAAAAACACTACGGATATCACCACACTATCCACCTTGGTGGGCAATAATTCCTCTCAGATCGCGCAGATTCTGGAAAAACTGGGACAAACGCAGTACGAAGACGGATATTTAGTGACATTCGGCGACTCTTACGCGGATAATACGCGCGAACGCACTTGGTCATACCAATTGTCTACCATGTTTCCGGAACTGCAGTGGAAAAACTATGCGAAATCGGGCGCGGGTTTCAACGTGTCCGGCATTCCGACTTTTGCTCAGCAAGTTGCCAACTGCGTAGCTGATACCAGTGTGGACAACGCTAAAGTCAAAGTTGCCGTGTGCGCGGGCGGACGCAATGATATCCTGGACTGGACCACAGGAACGACTAAGGCACGTGAAGTGGTGTTAGCGATGGAATCGGCATTCCCAAACGCGATTGTCGTAATCGCCCCCATGCTGTTCGATCACTCCACCCTCAGCGAAGGAGGCATGAATAAATACGATGCCCTATTCAGCGGGGCTCTGGATGCTTCGCTGGGCAATCATCGTGTGGTGGTAGTGGACAGCGCGTACGTGTGGTGCAAAAGTGAAACCGGTTGGTTCCCTTCGGGCGATATCCACCCTAATGCGACTGGTGCGAAAGTCATTGCCAAATACCTCTATACCGCATGTCGGGACAGCTACCGTGGCAGGCAGGCGTACGCAGTTTCCAAGTTCGGTGATATGCAAGTGGAATTTAAGCTACAGAACGGAATTATTGTCGTGGATGGGCAGGGGGACATCCCATCAATCGGACAGGGTAAGGGCGGTCAGTTGGCGGGCTGGGCTAAGCCACGTCACAATATTTGGACGTGGATAGTCACCGGCGGCAGTCTTACTACACCGACACTGGGCTATATCGCACCTAGCGGCGAGTGGGGTATTTACAAGGTCTCCGAATCCAACCAGGGTCACGCGAATTTCATGGCGTCCTATGCCGCGTAGGATCGCTGATACGTGATAGCCATACTCTATACTAAGAGTATGGCTATCACTTTTGCTCAATGGATTGACCAGACAAAAAACCGTTTTTGGGACATGGACGGCGCATACGGCGCACAATGCTGGGACTTGTGGGCGAAATACAGTATGGATATGTACGGCATGAGCATACAGGATTGCATCACCCCCACCGGCTATGCGGGCGGCTTGTACACTTCATACCCCGTGTCCGCACGGTGCGAACAAGTGTACGAACGCATCCCCGCAAATGGATACTCGCCAGTAGCAGGAGACGTGGCAATATGGGGATATAACACGTATACTCCCTATACGCACGTGGCGATAGTCGCGGCAGATGGCGTAAAAGACGAGCAGATCTACGTTATCACCCAGAACCCCGACGCCAGCGCGTTGAAATTGTTTCCCACCATTGGACTGTTAGGCTACTTGCATCCCCGTACCATGCTTAAGCCGGACACCAATAATCCGACCGGCGACAACAACCAGGGCAACCCCGACACGTCACGCGGGGGAGCGTGGATACATTGGCAGGGCGACAACCTCTACTTGCACGAGACAGACAATGCCGGGACTCGGACACGCATCTTTTACCGTACTACGGCCAATAATTTTTCCGAAAAAGCGTCCCGATCCCAGCCGTCAGACTCGCAAGGACAGGGGCACCCGTCCAGCTCGGTCAGTACGGAAAACTCGTACGCGCTCTATGTGGTTGGCACGGTTGAGTCCGGTTTGCGCTGGGATGCAGTCGAAGCCGCCAATTTGCAAGGTATCGGCATTGCGCAATGGAGTTTCGAGCGCCGCCTGCAAGTGCTCAACGCGATGAAAACCGCCGACCCAACCGGATATGAGGCATTCAAAACCGCCGCGCCTGGAATAGCCGCGCTCATGGAGTCGGGCGGAACGTTCAAACGTTCACTCACCTCAGCGGAGGCGGCCGCATTCCGCACGTGGGCGGCACGCAATGAGTCGCGTGACGGGCAACGCAACCAGTTCGCGGAGGACTATGCGGGCTATCCTAAAGAGTATGCCGACGCGAAAATGCAGATTCTTTGGGTGACGGCATACCACCAGTCACCCGCGAATGCGTTGAAGGTGCCGAAGGCGTCGAACCTCGCACAGCTCAAAAGCAACATTCTGAGCACGTTCCCGTTCGGCCCGTACACGAATCGATACAATCAGGCATATTCGTTGCTGAGTGTGTGGGATGGAAAATCTAATCCGCCAACGTTCTAAAGTGTGGTATACTTGATAGCGGCGGTGGTTATGTGATGACCTTTCCCTCGAACAGCCGCCAGATGATAGGTATGGGGGGCGTGCGAGTCATGGCGCACGCCCCCCACTAGTTTCAGGAGGGTTGCAAGCATGACATTGCAGACGCTTGACGAGGGCGATTATTACGATCTGCATAATCTGTTGACGCGAAACGCCCCATGGAATTTCATAATCGGCGCACGCGGCCTAGGCAAAACGTTCGCCGCGAAACGGTATGGCATCAAAGAATACATCAAGCACGGTCACGAGTTCATTTATCTACGCCGTACCGATGTGGAACAGCACCGCAAGGAAACGTTTTTCAAGGACATTCAAGAGTTCTTCCCATCCTACGAGTTTCGAGTCAACGGCGAAAAAGGGCAATTGCATAAGACGTCATGGGACGAGAAGGACTGGAGGACATGCTGTTATTTCGTCGCCCTCTCCCAAGCAGGCGGATTGAAATCAGTCGCCTACCCTAAAGTGCACTTGATTATCTTCGACGAAATATTCCCCGACAATCTGCGCTTCTTAAGCAATGAGGTAAACTCGTTTTCCGAGTTTTACAATACGGTTGACCGTTGGCAGGATAGAACAAAAGTTCTATTCTTGTCGAACGCTGTTCAAAAGGCTAATCCGTATTTCGCTAAATACCGACTTGACATTGGCGCACAGCAAGCCAACCAACAACAATACAAGTTGTATTGCGGGGGGTTCGTATGTCTCGAACTGGCCGACTATGGCGGCTTCTCAGCAAAAGTCGCACAATCCAAGTTCGGCAGATTCCTTGAGCAATACGACGGGGATTATGCCGACTATGCGATCAGAAACAAATTCCGCGACGAATCAGACACGTTACTAGCACCTATACCGAGCGACGGCGAACTCTCCTACGTGCTGGACACTACCGACTACGCGCGGTTTGGGATATGGGTAAGCGTGTCCGAACGCGACGGACATGTTTCACAATATGTTTCACGGCGCATACCCAAAGACAACAATCGCCCCGTCTACACGCTCGACCCCAATCATGTTGACGAAAAAACATGGTATGTTAAAAAATCAGATGATATTATACGCCGACTCACCGCCGGCTACCGACTTGGAAAAATACGGTTCGACGACTCACAAGTGAAAGCCGACTTTGGATTAATCATAGGAGAACTACTAGGAAAGTAAGGAAACAATTAATGACAATGACAACAACAGATATATGGTGCGTGTTTGCAATAGTCTTCTTCATCGTTGTAGATTACGTCACCGGTATTGCTAAAGCAATACTCAACAACACGTTGAGTTCACAAAAAATGCGACAAGGCTTATGGCACAAGTTCGCCTACCTCATGCTAACCCTAGTAGCCTATTTTGTAGACATGATCAACCTACACGTAGATCTTGGGCTACCAGTCAGCGTGTTCGTCTGCACGGTCGGCGGCATCAGCCTCATCGAACTCACCTCCATCCTAGAAAACATCACAGCCATCAACCCCGAATTAGCAGACGCCCCATTTATGAGCATATTCGCAAACACCAACACCCCCAAACATAGGAAGGAAAACTAACATGAATATCCAAGAATGGATGAACAACGTTAACGGCAAAATCATCGACATGGACGGCGCATACGGCGGACAATGCTGGGACTTATGGAGCAACTACGCCCGCAACGTATACGGCATCCCAGCCGCCGACACCAACACCGTAGACGGATACGCCGCAAGCGTCTACACTACACGATACGACCGCTCCAAAGCATTGCAAAACACGTTCACCCGCGAAGCAGGAAACTATACACCAGTTTACGGTGACGTGGCCTTCTGGAACGGCAACGGCATGAACCATGTAGCGATTGTAGTACGAGACAACGGCAACGGCACCCTGGAAACCATGTCACAAAACCCAAACAAAGCCGGATACATGACCATCACTAAAAACGGCATTATCGGCTACTTCCACCCACGCACGACAAACAATAACGTAACCATCACCCCACGACTCTACAAAGTCAACGT